GGCAGTCTCCACCAGGTGCCGCCCGGTTAACCTTAAAATCTCCTTGGTTGCCAAACCGGTCTCCTCAACCAGTTTATCCACGGACATATAAAATGCCCCGTCATCAATGGAGAATTTAGAAGGCACTGGCAACAACGTCGAAACTCACCGCCCCAACCAGAAACCGGTCCTCCACTCCCTGGGTGAATCGGTACCCGAACACCCCGCTTGTCCTAATCGTCTGGTCCGTTGCATCCAGGGTGGTGGTTATCCCGTCATCCATGAACAGGTCCCGGATGTTGGCCAGGAGTGTCCGGTGTGTGGCGGCGGAACTGGTAGCGTCCACGTTGCTCCTAATCTCTACCACCATGCGAACAGACCACAACCCCGTCCCCACCAGCCTCTCCTCGGCACTCTCGGCAAAACAGACAATCCCGTTTTTCTCATAAGCACCATCGTTTATGCCGGTCAAGGCATCGTAGTCGGCGGAGTAAGTGGACCAAAAACTGGACTCCTCAATTACCTCCTTGATTGCTAACTCCAGTTTGGAGTCAACGTTGTTGTATGGTGATGCCATGTTATTCGTTTAATCCTGCCATCTGGTAGGAAACCACCTTGCCGTCCGACAATGCCCGGGCATGGATGCGAAACACCTTGCTGTTTAGNCGGGTGTCATGGGTGGCGGTGATTGTTACGGTATCGCCAATGTCCGGGAGTGTGGTAAAGTCTGCCGCTTTAATTGTTAACTCCACCGAGAAATCCGGGATTAACCCACCCGGTTCCAAGTTGTTCTCCTCCGACACTTCCCCCAGGTATCCGGTGTAGGAGGTGCCCCCAAACGTAAAGGTGGTGGTCCAGTCAGCCCGGACATTTTCAAAGTCGGTTTGCAGTTGTGTTACCAGGCTCATCTTAAATTAAAAAAGGGAGAGGAGGATAACCCCCTCCCCCCATGCACTAACTATTTAACCGTTTAGAGGTCGCAATCAAACTTACTGAATGACTCCGCATGGCGGACCGCAATGTCCGTAAACAGAGAAACGATAAGTCTAACAATCCCGGAATGGGCGGAGGTGTATGGGTCCACCAGGACTTCCACACCGTTCCAACGTCCGATAATCAAATCGGCCATGTTGCCGAAAATGAATGCCGTACCGTTGCTTCCCGTTCCGTGGGTATCCGGGACGTTGTTGGAAACAAACAACGGAGAACCCGCCACCCTTCCATCATTGTCCAGAAGGAACTTTGCCGTGCCACTTGCAACCTCGGTGGTTGCCAGTGCTGCGCGTCCCTTGGCAGATGTTAGCCAAGCCAAATCGCCCATAAGAGCGTTGTCCTGGTCAACCTCGCTGATGCAATCCCAAAGCTCGGAATAGCTCAACGTTTGCCCGGTGCCGGTGTTGCCAATGCCCGTGGTGTCAAGAATCCCGGAGGGTTCATTGGTTCCACCACCAACGATGGCGGCAGCGTCCTCGGCAATTGCCAAGCCTTTGAGGATGTCGTTACGCAACACATTCTCCATATCCAAAGTGGATTGGACCATGAGTTGTTTAGACACATCAATGTGAACGCTTAACCGTTTCGGGGTTAACGAGATTTGGTCAAACACCGGGCTAGACTCGGTGGGTGAACCTGTTTCCGCTACCCAATAACCGGTGCTGCCAGTGGTCAAGCGGGGAATGCCCACGTTACCCTGGAGTCCCGAGAGGACTGTTGCCCCGGCTTGTTCCACCACAACCATGTTGCTCAAACGGTCAACAAAGTTTGAGTCCACCACGGTTGCAACCGTATCCGCACCGGAACTTGACCCGGCAGTAATATCACGGACTTGGAGGTCGTTGGGGATTAACAAACCGCTGGTAACTCTACCGTAACGCTTTTGTGCCTCCTCGCTAACCTCGGCCTCGTAACCACCAAAACGTCCGTCCTTTAAATAACCAGCAATGGCATTGCAAAGGCTGAAACGTTTTTCCTCCCGAGGTGCAAGGATTTCTCCCTTGTCCTGGACAGGCTCGGTTTTGAGTTGGTTATCCAAAATCCACCGGGAAAACTCCCCGGCAGTCTTGCCGTCTTGGATGGCGTTGTGCGCGTCATCCATGCAATTGTAACGGGCACCAAGTGCCGTTAACTCCTTGGAACGTTTCAACTCGGCATTACGGGTGTTCTCCGCGATAACCTCAACGTTAGGAGTTTCTTTTTCCTTTATTTCTTGTGACATAATAATGTTTTCCTTTTGTTGTGGTTGTTCGACTTCTACACCCCGGCCAACTCCAACCGAGGGGTCCGCTGGCACCGGCACAACGGATAGCTCTAGCGGCAGGAACCGAGTGACACGGAGAGTATCCAAACCCTCCTCCGCCCGTTCCCTCACCGTCTTGAGGACATGATAGCCGATACTCGTTAACCGACGAATGCCGTCTTTCACGTCCCGGTAAATTTCCTGCGCCCTTTCAGACTTGGAGAAACGCACCACGGCGCGTCCCACCTTGTCCTTGTCTATTCGGGCTGATTCAACCACACCAATCTGGTCATCGGTTTTGTGGTTTAATAAAAGTGGTGCCCCGTTGTTTAGACGGGTTAAATCTGCACTGCCCTCGGAATGGTCGAGGACTTCCATGTAACCATCCCGCTCAACGGGTAGCTCGGAACTAAAGGCCAACTCCACTAGGTTGTCCTGCTCCAAGGCACGGGCCTCCGCCTGGATGGAACGATGTGACAAAGCCTTGGCATTGACCCGGGCCGGCTCATCCTCCTCGGCCTCCTCGGCCTCCTCAACCTCGGGGGCGGTTTCCTCCTCGGGTTCCGGGGGGTTCTTCTCCATGGTGATGGTCAAGGTGGTGGCGTCCTCCTGGACATCCACCAAGTGCCGCTCTTCATTTACTTCACTCATCTGATTGCAAGGGTACGGGTTCGAGTTGCTGTTTCAAATCGTCGCCAAATAACAAACCTTTCTCCTCGGCCAATTGTTGGTCCATTGCAATTTGGTCAAACACGTCCTCCACGTCCCCACCACTCTCGGCAACAATGGCTCTCCGGGATTTAAGTCCGTTCTCCACGGCAGTAATATTGGCCTGGATATCCTTTAACGGGTCCACCCATGCCCACCGTCTTGGTTTCCATTGCGGGGAATTCATCTTGTCAAAGCGATTTATGTTAAATGGGAATTGGTTTGCCAATATGCTTGACTCCAGCCACGACTCAAAAACCGGGCCAACAAGTGTGTCCGTGAACCATTGTTGAACCTTTTTGAAATGTTCCCTCTCCTCCAACACCCCTGCCCGGATGCTTGAATAATTCACACCCTCCAGGTCATTTGCCAACATATTGTAAGACACACCCAGGCCGGCGGAGATGCCACGGAGACAGGTCTTAACAAAGTCCTTGTAAGCTGTCGTTGGGTGGGAAGGGTTCCACTCCTGAAACTTCATGCCGCTGGGCAATTCCTCAATGGTTCCCGGTTCGGCCTCCATCAAAACGTTGAGGTCCGCCGGGTCCTCCTCCCCGGTGTATCCCTCGGAGTTTTCCTTGAGAAGCCAACCCATCTTACAACTTGAAACTCGGGCCGCCACAACCTCTGCCTCCTCGTAGCCGGACAACTGTTGCAACCTTGTCATTGCCGAGACCATCCAGGGGACTCCACGGGTTTGGCTTATTCTCTCCTGGTTGAATATGTGCAAAATCTCGTTGGCCGGGATGCGTTGCCTTTTGCCGTAGCTTGAGGAATAGGTGTCCCCCGGGTGGGTTTCCAGGATGTGGTAGGCAACCGGTTTGCCGTACTGGTCCGACTCCACCCCCATCCTTACCTCGTTGCCGCTGGGGAGGGTCTGGTTATATTCCGAGTCCAAACGGTCCGCCTCAATAATCTGCAAGACAAAACCAAAGGGGTTGTTGTAACCACGAACCATACGGACCAACACGTCCCCATCACGGGCACAACTACGAAGGGTCAACCGTTGCAAGTCCCGCCACGTCATCTTGCCGGTGGGGGTGCAGTTGGCAGCCTTGCCCCAGGTGTTCCAAGCCTGTTCGATTGCAGAGTTGGCAAATCGGTCCGGGTGCCCCGGTTGGTCCATTATTTTCATCTGCAAACCAATCCCATGGGCACCGAGTACATTGTTCTCCAGACCGTCCAGGTAGCGGCGGACATAATCGTTGTTGCGTTCCAGTTCCCGGCACCGTCCCCGGAGCCTCTTTAGGTTGCCCCGTATTTCCTCGTCTGCCGTGGTCGTTGGGCTTAACCAATCACTGGTTAGCCGGGAAACGTTTGCCCCGTTGTAACTCCTCTTTTTATGCCGAACGAACCCAAACCGCTTGGCCAATTTATCAACTAAACCCATGTTCAAAACCTTGCCTTTACGAGTCTCCCGGTGCCGTGCTTGTTCTCCGTCTGCCGCTTGGCCTCCTCCAGTTTCAACTTGTCCTCGTAGCGTTGCAGGAGGTCCGCCAATTCCTGAATCGGAATCTTGTTAATCGACCGCCCACCAATGTTATAACTCTCCATGTCCGAGGAGGCCCGTCCCTCCAGGATGCCCCGTATGGTCTCGACCATAACCCTTGCGTGGGTCCGTTGGTCTGTAGTGGCGGAAGTGGCTAGGGCATTGAGGTTGGCCTTGATAACCAACTTGCCCGAGTCAACCAGGAATCGCTCCGAGGACTTGGAGGAGTAGGCTTGCCAAGCGTATGTGCCGGCAGTGTAATTGGTGGTGGTCGCCGCCGTAACGTTGACTGCAAAATAACCGGCGGAGGTGTTGCCGGTGGCGGCAATGTCAAACCCCGTGCCGGTGTCACTTCTAAAGGAATAATCCAAGGACCACCCATCGCCCGGGGTGTAATCCACCACGGTCTTGTTAAACTTGAGGGTGTCCCCGGCAATTAACTCGTAAGGTTCGATTGTCGGTACAGTCGCCGCCATTTAGTGGCGATTGTAGGGGCGGAATGGTGTGTTTCAAATATCCACCTTGCGAGGTCTGCCCCTTGGACGGGCACCCGGTTTGGGAGGTTTGCTTGCATTAGCTTGGGAGGATGCTTTTTTGGCCTCGCTTGTCCTGCTCCCCATGAGACTGCCAAGGTTCAACTTGGCACCACACTTGGGACACTTGATTGGTTTTTTAGCCACGTCAGTTAAGGTGGTTGCCCTTTGCCGCGCCTGACACACCCCACTCCACCATGCCCCCGTCTATTATAATGGGGTCCGGTCTTTTGGCCTCCACGTTGGTAAACACCAATTCCGCCACCCGTGTCCCTTCTTTGTTTTGGATGGTAACAATCAACTCCCTCCCGATTGCCTCCCCGCCAAGGAACTCGTTAATTGCCGCCGGCATTCCCTCATGGAAAAAGCCGGCCAAGTTAAAGCACGTTGTTGTAGCTTGTTCGTTCATGGGTTTCCCTTCTTTTGTAAGGCAATGAACAACTGCAACTCGTCTAGTTCCTGGCTCAATGCCTTGTACTGTTCCCGGGCCTCCGGGGTTTGGTTTGCTGCTTGCCAATGTCCGCCATGGGGGCGTTGCTCGTAACTGTTCCACCACCCCCGGGCTTCTGCCAAGTGGTAAAGGTTGTCAACCTCGTCCACGTCCAACTCCACACCCTGCCCGTTGACCGTGTACCCGTCCCACTCCCTTAACTGCTTGGCAACCTCTTTGCCACACTTAACTTGGTAGTCCTTGCCCGGTTTAGCCTCCAGGCAGAGGGGGGAGAGTGTGGTTGCCCCCAACACCTTTAACATTGTTCTCCGTGTCATTTG